CAAATCAGAACAAGCACATAGGAGCAGGATTGAACACTACGCATTGAAGGTTCAACAGCTTTATAATTCAGTATTGTTAGAGCTTGCAACGATTGCTAAAAACATAAAATCCACAAAAAAGAACAGATATGAAAGTAATTGAGATAACTCAAACGGAAGATATATCAGAGTCAATCAAAATTTTGAAAGGCTCAAAAAAAGTTATTAATCTTGCTGAGTTGAAAAAACAGTATAATGTCGCTGAACATGATATTTTTGATACAACTAAACGACCAGACAAGTTGATTAAAAATGAAGATGGTCAAACCGAAAGAACTGAAAAGGTTAACCGAATAGGTTTAGCTATTCAAAAAAGAGTCATTAAGTCTGCTGTGTCGTTTGCGTTTGGAAATCCTGTAAATCTGCAATGTCAACCAAAAAATGAACTTGAAAAACAGGTTATTTCTGTAATAAAAAGAATCCTAAAGTCAAATAAAATCAACTCTTTCAACAGGAAAATTGCAAAAGATTTATTCCGCTCTACTGAGGTTGCGGAAATCTGGTTTACAGTTCCTATAAGTGAAAGCCATGAAGATTACGGATTTGCTACTAAATTCAAACTTAGAACTTTACAGGTAAGTCCGTGGAAGGGAGACGAGCTATTCCCAAAATTTGACGAAACAGGTAATATGATTTGTTTTAGTCGAGGCTATAAACGAATTGAAGGAAGTGACACGATAGAATATTTTGATGTTTATACCGATGAGGAGGTAGTTCAGTATAAAAAAACAAAAGAAGATTGGTTGAAATCTGAACCTAAAACCAATACAATTGGCAAAATACCAGTCGTTTATGCAACCGACGAACAAGCAGATTGGGAGGACGTTCAAAAAGCAATTGAACGCTTAGAAATCCTACTTTCAAACTACTCTGACACAAACGATTACTTTGCTTCTCCCATCATTTTTATTGAGGGTGAAATCACAGGATTTGCAAAAAAAGGCGAAACTGGTAAGATTATTCAAGGTGAAGTAGGCTCAAAAGCTCAATATCTTTCGTGGCAACACGCACCCGAAAGCGTGAAATTAGAGATTGAAACCCTATTTAAAATTATATACTCCCTCACTCAAACGCCAGATATTTCTTTTGAAAATGTAAAAGACTTGAATCAAATTTCGGGGGTTGCTCTTGAAATGTTATTCATGGATGCACACTTGAAGGTTCAAGAAAAGCGTGAGATTTTTGACGAGTATCTTGAAAGACGCTTGAATATCATCAAGGCTTTTGTGGGCAAGCTAAATACTCAACTTGCCAAAGCTATAAGTACAATCGAGATAGAATCAGAAATAGTGCCTTATATCATCAATGACATTTCAACACTTATTGCCAATCTTGTTGAAGCCAATGGAGGTAAACCTATCTTGTCTCAAAAAACCTCCGTTGATAGGCTTGGACTTGTTGCCGACTCAGAAGAGGAATTTAAGCAGATTCAGGAGGAGGAAAAGGCAGCTTTGGTTGAACAAATTGGAACAAGCGTTGTGTAATTATGTCAAAAGACCCCAAATCAGAACAAGCACATAGGAGCAGGATTGAACACTACGCATTGAAGGTTCAACAGCTTTATAATTCAGTATTGTTAGAGCTTGCAACGATTGCTAAAAACATAAAATCCACAAAAAAGGACAAAGTATTTTCTTTCTCTGACTACCCTCAAACGAGTAAACGTCTCAAAGAAACGCTTGAAAATTACGCAAGTAGTCTTGTAATTGCCATCAACAAAGGAACGACCGAAGAATGGTATGAAGCAAGCCAGAAGAAAGACACCAAACGCCCCGAAACTGACATCTATAATGCTCGGAACAAAGAAGCCCTTAAAGCCTTTCAAGATAGGGCGGATGCAGGAATAACGCTATCTGATAGGGTTTGGAAGAACACACAGCAGATGCAGCAAGAAGTTGAGCTCGCTTTATCAGGTGGAATATTGGAAGGAAAGTCGGCGGCTGAACTTGCTCGAAACATTCAAGGGCAATTGAAAGAGCCAAACAAATTGTTTCGTCGAGTGCGTGACGAGTTCGGTATTTTACAGCTTTCAAAAAAGGCCTTGGCATATTCCCCTGGTCAAGGTGTTTACCGTTCGTCTTTCAAAAATGCACTTCGCCTCACTCGCACCGAAATCAATATGGCTTATCGCACGTCAGACCATTTTAGATGGCAAAACGACCCTTCGGTGGTAGGTTTTGAAGTACGTTTGTCGAATCGACACATTGTGAGGGATATTTGCGACGATTTGAAAGGAGTATATCCAAAAGACTTTTTGTACCGTGGATGGCACGTTCAATGCTTGTGCTATAAAGTACCAATCTTAATGAATGACAAAGACTATGATGTGGTCCAGAAATCAATTCTCAACGGTGAAGAAATTCCGAAAGGCTTCAAAGCATCAAATCAAGTCGATGATGTGCCGAAAGGTTTCAAGGAGTGGGTCAAAAACAACACTGAAAAATCAAAGAACTGGAAGCAACAGCCATATTTCATCAAGGATAACTTTGAGAGTGGCAAGATGTCAGGCGGTCTGAAAGATAGTCTAAAATCTATCAAACTTGATAAGATTGAAAAGTTCAAGTTGACTAATGCTTTGATTGAAGAATTGACATTAAGCAACAAAATCGACTTTACAGGTAGAGTCGAGAATTTTAATAAAATCATGGAAGGCTTCGACTTGAAGACTTTTGACGACAAAGTAACAGCAATTTTCAAAGAAAAAGGTTTGTCTTTTACTGAAAAACAAGTGTCAATATCCAACTCAAAAGTTAATATCTTCTATAAAGGCGACGGTATGGCACTCGAAAGAACATTTCATTTCAACGGATTGAAAAACGTTGACCATGATTATTTCAAGATACCAAAAGGCGTTCAAGGTGGAGGTTTGTCTAAACAGTTATTCAGAGTCTTATACGAGCAGTATCAAAACGCGGGCATTCAAATACTGAATGTTCATGCCAATATTGACGTGGGCGGATACACGTGGGCAAAATACGGTTTTGGGGCAACTAATAATGAGTTCGTTTACAATTTGGCAAAAGAAAGGCTTAACAAGTCAGAATTTGCCAATTTCAATAAGATTTGGGATAAGTCTAAAGACAAAAAAAAGCTCTTGAATTTGATTTCAAAAGCTCCTTTTGGTAAGAAAACGTTACTTGGTTCAGACTGGTACGGTAATATTGATTTGAGGAATGATGGCGAAAGGTCAATCTTCGAGAAATATATTTTTGGAAAATAGCCTGTTGTATTCGTCAAGATTCTTTTTCAATTCTTCCATTTCTATTTCATAAATTTCAATAGCCGTTTCTGCTTTCATTCCGTCAGCAATACAGCCTAAAGCTGCGAAACAAGTGTGTTTAAGGTCGGTTTCTGCATCAACTGTAAATTCAGAGTGCATGGCTGTTGTCAATTCTTCTTTCATTTCTATTTCGTTTCTATTTTTTTTATGTCAATTAATAGTCGGTTTAATCGGTACACCCCTCAAAGGCACACCTAAAAGGACTTTTTGCGAACAGTCGCCTAAAAGATAATCACACGCCAAACTTGCTATTGCGGAGGCTTGAACGCCTTGAATTTCATTAATATCTGATTCGTTTTTGATTCCTTCGAGAATATCCAAAGCGGCTTCGTAGCCTCTTTTTACTTGAATATTTACTGCAAGTTTCATGCCTACCTCTTCAAGCCTATCTTGAATTAAGTCGAAAGTTCGGTCTATTTCTTCTTCGGTTGGAGGAATTGATATTGGCGGCTCAAATGTTTTTTCGTTCATGGTTTCTTATTTTTGAGTAGTAAAATTAACTGTTTTTGTTGGAAATTGGCGGAGTTTTATTTGTTTCCATTATCCTTCATCAACATAATAAGTTCCTAAATCTTCCATGTCAAGCCCATAAAATGAAGAAATATTTAGTAAAGTATTTACGTCAATATTATTTCCGTTTTCGGCTCTGGAAAGGCTTGAATGAGAAATGCCGATTTGTGGGGCAACTTCCCTAAGCGAGTTGTTTAAATCTATTGATTGACGGTTTTCTCTTATATCTCTACCGAATTTTGTAAAATTAAATGTTTTCATAGTATTCAATTTTAGACTTTTGCTCCTCGGTTAAAATTCTCCAACCTTGACAACCTTTCATTTCAAAAGGCTTGATTGCACGCACGTTCTCGTAAACATGACAGTAAAGACCTTCACGATACCTTACAAAACACTTTTCCTTGTCTTCGGGTGTCATTGGTCGGCAGTCCACCAGGTCACCAATGGCAATTGCATTTCCAAAATTACCCAAAGTTTGAGCCTTAAAGGTTAGCTCTGAATAAAGCCTATCTCTTGTGTTTCCAGATATTCTGTCAACCTCTCTAAATGAATACTCTTCTTTAGACGCACAAATCAAAACCTTTCCACGCACATTAGTTTTCCATGTACGAGTTTCAATCTTGCCAATCAACATGGCTGAGGCATAAGGTTGCTTCCACCAAAGAGCCATTACTTTTTCATTTTGTAAGTCAGTTGTTTGCATGATGAGTATTTTCGTTTAGTTCAACAAATTTATCACAGTCATTGAAGCTCGGTTTTATATATGACTGCTGTTTTGATACTGAATTTAAGTGTATTTCGTAACGTCTGCACTTATGGCGAAGAGTACATTTATACTTTTCGTGTGTTGCCGAGCAAGCGGATATGTCTGTCATTTCAAAATTCATCTTTTAGGTTTACAAAATAATTATTTCAAATTCATTATTGCGTTCGATATAGGCAAACACATCTCTTTTATTAAACTCGCCTGTTAAAATCAGCGACTTGTTAAAGGTTTCTTTGTAATACAAAGCATACTCTTTTGAAATAGTCCAAGACAAGCCTTTATCGGCTCGGTCGTTTGTTGCTCGGTATGCTTCAAAGCTATCTGGCATTTCACGAAGTCTCTTTGCCTCTTCGGGTGTGCTGAAATAATGCCTTTGCTTTCGCTTCGACTGCATTAATTTTCTGAATGTGTCAGCATTTTCAACAGTGCCACAAAGAACCCAAATAGTCCGCATTAGTTCCCAATATCGCTCGTCTGATAAGTTGCCTTGTTCTTTGAGGTAGATGTTCAAAACCTTTTCTTCATCTTGCTCTACATCCCAAGCAAGAATTATTTTGGCGGCGATTTTACTATCTCTCATTAATACCTTTTTAGGTAGCTGAGGGTAACGCCTTGTCATTGAGTTTTGTAGGTTGTTTGGGGTCATATATTTAGTTTTTAAGAGGGGCCGCAGCTTTGTCCAAAAGCACCAGTTGGCAAAATCCAGTTTTTGGTAAATATGTCACCAGTATATTTTTTAGAAGTTGATATTTTTACTAAACTTTTCGTAATTGATTCATAAGGCTTTCCTTTTTGAATCAAGTCATTAATTGATTCGGTTCTTTTTAGAGTTACGCCAAAATTTTGCTCATAATCTTGCAAAGCCTTTGATTTACAAGGTGAAATCAGATTAGCACTTGCGAACTGGTCGGCATTTCCGAAAATACAAAACTTGCAACTGCATCTTGAAAATCCCATATAATAGCATGGATGGACAACTATTTTATACTTTTTTATAATATCCCATACTTGGATTTCTTGCCAGTCACGAATTGGTCTATACCTATCAACCTCTCGTTTCCCTTTAAGATTTGCCCTATCTGGCTCTAAAATGGCGTAGTTAGCACGTGCTTTACTTTCTTCACCACGTTCACCAGAAATTACAAGTGTTTTAATTCCATTGAATCGGTCTTGTTTTCTAATTGCCATAGAGCAAATATCTATTTTTAGGTAAGCAGAACACCAGCGAACAGATAAGTCAGGACTTATTTGAGGAAACTTTCTTCGTGTACTTTCTTTGCCCCTTTCCCCACCTGCCTTCGCTCTGCCTGTGGGTGTTTCAAAATGAGTAGGAGCGGTCAAACTGTTTTCCCTAAGCATTTCTCTTTCAAATCCGCCTTCTTTCCAAGAAAAGTAAATAGGAACATTGAACGCCTCGGCAAATTTTCTGCAATAATCTTCAGTTACTTCCCAATCCATCAAAGTATCATGCTCTCCATCGACCAGATGATGCCACACTTCTATTTTGGATTTCTCAACTCCAATTTCAAGAAGATGTAAAAAACACGCCATAGAGTCTTTACCACCCGAAAAAGCAACAATGTATTTATCATATCCTAAAACATCTCTCATCTCAAAGGAATTAAACTAACTTTTACAAATTTATTTTCAAATGGATTTTCAGCACGGATTTTGGAATCATAGAGCTGATTGACACCGCAACCGATTTCTTTCTTGCTAAAAATCAAGTAGATTCGTTTCAACTGCTTGAAATGACTCGGAGGTTTTCCGTCTTTGAACTCTAATAGGTAGATTACGTCTTTGTGTTTCATAGGGTTTGATTTACTCTAAAGGTTTGATTAATTCGTAACTAACTAAAACGGTTGGAGCTTCTTTAGCTTCACAGAAAAACAAGCCATTGTGTTTTACTGCAAATATTCTAACCCTCCAATCTTTAAATATTTTATTAAAGACCATTACTCGGTCTCCTTGTTTCGGAGTCCATTCCTCATTTGTAATTATACTGTCTGAGGTTAAGATAATATCTGTGCTTGCCTTCGTTTTTCTCCTTTTTAAGTTATTCATCATCTTTCCGAACGTTAGAAAAACCGTGTTAAATCTGACTTTAACAAAGGTATGAAAAATAAATTGCATTTACATTTATAATCTAATCGTAAATTAATTTTATCTTTGAATTACACTCAAAAAGTAAAAATTAACTGTAATTCAATTATGAAGGACAAAATATTGCTCGCTCTGAGAAACAAGTATAAAAACTTGGGTCTTGGGGAAAAAGTACTTGAAGGGATTGCTGATATATTGGCACTAACTACAACCGATGAAACCCAAATTGACAATGCTGTGAATGGGGTCGAAACTCTTGCTAAAGGCTTTCAAAGTGATGCTGACCGTATTCGTACTGAGGCAACTTCAAAAGCTAAAGCAGAACAAACAAAAGGGGCAGAACCTCCAAAGTCTGAACCACCAAAAGAAGAAATACCATCTTGGTTTAAGGGGTTTTCTGATTCATTAACTGCACGTTTAAGTGCTATCGAATCAGGCAAAACAACTGAATCAAGAAAATCAATCCTTGAAGGGAAATTGAAAGATGCTGCTCCTTCGGTCAAAGCAAAAATTCTCAAAGATTTTCAACGAATGACTTTTGAAAAAGACGAGGATTTTGACAGCTATTTGACAGAAACAGAAGCGGATTTAACAACTCTGAATCAAGATTTTGCAAATCAAGGGTTGGCAAACGGACACGTTCCGCCAGTCGCAGGTGCAGGTGCAACGGAAAAGGTAATCGAAGCCGACATTGCAGCTTGGGCGGCGGCATCAAATCCAGCGAAATAAAATTATTAACCCTTAAATTTTCAATTGAATGAAAATTACAAAAGAAACGGTATCGGACGGAATCGTAGTATTTCAGAAGGTTATCGAAACGGCACAGGGTGGCTTTACGCTTGAAACTTCTGATTTAGTAGTTGATGCTAACTTGAAAGCAGGCACTTTAATTGGGGCAACTGCCGCAAATGAAACTGCTCGACGAGTTACGGTAATCAAAACCGTTTTGGTGTATGAAAATGCAACAAATACGGCTACTGACATCAAGATTGCGAAAGGACATCATTTTAAAGTTGGCAATTACATTGCTGCCGTAAAAGGCGGTAAGGCTTATGCAATTACTGTAATTGATACCTCAAACGCATTGTACGACACAATCACCGTCGGCACGACTCTTGGGGTTGCCTTGACTGCTGGGGATGTATTGTTTCAATCAACAGCCACAGGTGCAAGTGCTGCTGCCTATGTACGCCCTTTGGGTTTGCTGTACGAAGACACTACAATCGAATCAGAAGTGGGCGTTGCTATTGTTATTCGTGGAACTGTTTACGGTCGCCGTACAACTGGACTACACGCTACAATTTTGGCGGACATTCCGAACATCTTGGTTTCAAATTCTTATTAATTTAACCTCTAATTTCTAAAAAGAAATGGCAAAAATTAAATCATTATTTGGGGCATATTCGGATAAATTGCAAGTTATCATTGATACTTCAAAAGCCGCATTTGCTCCCCGCTGGTATCCGCAATATTTCAATTTTGCACCAGCTCAACAGTCGTTGACCTTCACCTCTGCCGTTGGTCGTCAGAGAATTGAAGCGGCTGCATCTATTGTCAATCGTGATTCTGCTTCTCCTTTACGTTCACGTCAAGGGCTTGAAAAATACACAGGCGATATTCCAGCAATTAAGGAAAAGATGAAAATGACCGAGGAAGATTATCGTAACTTCCTTTCTATGCAGTCTCTGAACGTTGATGAGGCTACAAAGCGTCAACAGTTGCTTGATTTGCTTTTTGGCGATGTGCGAAAAGTTGGTGAGTCCGCTCATAAACGCCTTGACATTATGTGTCTTGAAGCTGTTTCGACAGGTAAAATCTCGTTGGACATTATCAATAACCCTGACGGTTTAGTTTTGGCTAACCCTTTGGATTTATTGATGCCTTCATCAAACAGGTCAAACGCTGCTGTATCTTGGGCTACTGCCGCAACTGCTACTCCAATTGCGGATATTCAAGCAGTTATTCAGGCGGCATCAGACAAGGGTATTTCTTTTCAAAAAATCTTGATGTCGAACAACCTTTGGTTGAAGTTTAAGGTTACGAAAGAAGTGCTTGATACAATGCAAGCGTATTTCTACGGCCCCAAGCCTGGTTCTGGATTTAATCCAGTTGCGATTTCAACTCTTGGCCGTGTCAATGAGTATATGACGGCTAATCGTTTGCCTGTTATTGAAATTGTGGACGTGCCTGTTGGCATTGAAAAAGATGGTGATATTAGCACTATCCGACCTTTCAATGAAAACAATGTATCTTTCATTCCTTCGGGGATTTTAGGTTCTGTGAAAAATGCTATTTCGATTGAACAAATCAGCCCAGTTGAACAAGTGAAGTATGCAACTTATGACCGTGCGTTGATTTCTAAATGGTCTGAAAACGACCCTTTCGGAGAGTACACAGGCGTAGAGTTGAACGCCTTCCCTGCTTTCGAGAAGATTGATTCTACTTTCATTCTAACAGCAGTACTCTAATTTGAAAACCATTGACTTCATACAAGCAAAGCTGGCAAGTTTCAATGTCGAATTATCCGACATTGAGCTAAAGGCTTTGCTTGTTGACAACGGAATTTCGGAAGCGGATACGTATGAAACCAAAGCCGCTAAAACGGCACTGGTGGGCATTATTCCAGAATTGCTTTTGAAGCCTGACATTACCGAAGGCGGATTTTCAGTCAAGTGGGATAAAGGGGCAATTATGAATTATTATGGTTTGCTCTGCAAAGAACTTGGTTTAAAAAATCAACTAATTGAACAGCCGAAAGTTAAAAACAAGTCCTATTTATGGTAAAGCAATATCCATACACTCTACAAAAACTCGTATTGCCTAATTCGGTTCAATCTGTGGATGGCGACTTTGAGGGAATAGAGGGTTCATGGTGTAACGTTTGCAAATGCCGTGATGAAGACACGAGACCTAAACCTTTTCAAAGCGTGGATGGTCAAACAGTTTCAGCTTCTCATTTGATTCAATGTCCTCTTGGAGTTTCTGCTTTAGAATCTGGTACGCAAATTCGAGTTATGGATGGTACGCAAGTAAGGCTTAGTGGTCAAGTGATTTATTCATCAAAAAAGCAATTACACACTCAGGTATGGGTTTAGTTCCGATATTTACCAATGCCCAAGTAGCGGCAGAAATTGCTTTGAGGCTTCAAAGGATTCATCAAGCAATTATTGCCGCACTGAAACGCCTTGGTGAAGAATGTGTAAGAGTTGCCAGAATTGAGGGTAATTATATTGACCAAACTGGTAATCTTAGAAGTAGTATTGGCTATGTTTTGGTGGCAAATGGCGTAATCGTTGACAGTAATTTTGATACGGCCAACTCTGACCAAGACGGCAAAGGAGTTGCCACAGGCAGGGCTTTTGCTGAGGAAAAGGCAAGACAATACAGTACAGGTTACGCTTTGATAGTTGTTGCAGGCATGAATTACGCTGCTGCCGTTGAATCACGTTCGAGAGACGTTTTGACGAGTTCAGAAATATATGCCAAACAACGATTACCAGTAATGTTAGCCGCCCTAAAATTAAATATCAAATGAGAACCACCGCAGAAATGACACAAATCCTTTACAACGTTTTGAACGCTTCAACGCTCAAAACAACTGTCAACGGATTGATTTATAAAGGAGAAAGACCGATTAATTCTGTTAAAGAAGACGTGGTAATTGCTCCAATAACCGTTTCGGGTTCTGATAAGCAAATAGGGGTTGCAAACGTCAATATTTACGTTCCTAAGATTAACCAAAAAAGCGGTACAACTACTTCTTTAATGAAGGACACAAAAAGAATCAGCGAGATTTTGCCAGTCGCCAAAGATGCTTTGAAATTGAACACAGGTGTTGATTATTCGTGTTGGTTTGAAACTCAATCCGAATTTGACGAGCCAACAATCAATCAAACAAGACTGGTTTTTAGGATAGAGTTTAGATTATTCATGTAATTAATTTTAAGAAAATATCATGGCAAATGTAACAACAACAGGCTTAGCGGCCTTTGAAGTCGGCGAAATTGCAGTTGATGGCGGTATCGCTACCACTTGGGCGTCGCTCGGCTTAATTGCTGAGGGTACGGCTTCGTTTAATCAGGCTGACGGTACAAAAACACAGTTCTATGCTGAACAAGTGGATTTGGCGGTTTTTGAAACCACGAAACCAGGGGATGCAACTTTTAATTTTAGTTTGGGCTTTGCTGACCTTACTCAAATTCAAAAAGTTATGGGTGGAACTATTACGGGTACAGGCGACTCTTTGAAGTGGGCAGCACCTGCACAGATTCCTGTTATCCTTACTTCAATTCGTATCGTTCCGACGAATGGCTGGGTATTGAACATTTGTAAATGCTCAATTTCGGCGAAAATCTCTGGGGGTTTCAGTAAGACTGACAACATGAAAATTGAGTGTATCGGTACAATTTTGAATCCCGACAAAGCAGGTGAACCAGCTTACAGCTTTACTACTTTGGCGGCATACAACGCTGAATAAGCCCTTTGACTTTTGAATCCCATCCCGAAAGCCTCCGAAATCGGGGGCTTTCTTATTTTACAAAAACCTTATGGAAGAAACATTCGACCCGAAAAAGGCAGAACTAAACGAATCTCAAAACCTCATCGAAAGAGGTGTTGAGTTTACTACGCCTAAAAAAAGCATTCTAAAATACTTTTCTAAGCAAAAAGAAAGAAAGTTCGTCATTCGTCAACCCTATATTGGAGCGTTGGATTTGATGTGTTATGAGTTTTTGCAGACTGAAATTGACGAGCAACTACTTCAAGGCGACCCTTTGAGCGAAGCAAAGAAATTGACCGCTAAATCAGCAAAGCGTTTGGCCGCCATTGTGGCTATTGCCGTTTTAGATTCGTGGTGGAAAATCAAGCTATTCAAAGGTATTTTGACGACCTATTTTTTGTGGCGAATCACTCCTAAGAAACTACTTGACATTGCCCTCATCATTAACCAGATGTGCAATTTTGCGGATTTTATCAACTCTACTCGATTGATGTCAGTAACAAGAACGACGATTCCGACTCCGACAACTCCGAATCAAGTAGAGGAAAAACAAAAGGACTCCAAAGTCCATACGGAGCGAGAGGGTCGATTTGTTCCCATTTCGGATGGAGTTATAAGTATGTAACATGGGGGATTCGGTGGGCAATTATACAAAGAATGTTGATTGATGCACCATCCTACGAGTATAAAAGTGATACTGATAGCCAAACGACAGAAAAGCTGAAAGGCAAAGAGCAAGAAAACAAACAAAAATTAACGGACTTTTTTAAGAACTTATAATATGAACGGTACTGGCCCCCTTTCTTTTGATGCTGTAATCAATAATAGCAATTTCAAACGTCAGATTGACGAGATGCAACGGTCTATTCGTGGATTTTCTAATACTGCTGTTGCTGAAACGCAAAAAGTTGATTCAGCACTGGCAAATGTCGGAAGACTGGCGGCTGGTGCGTTTGCCTTTACGCAACTGGCTCAATTGCCTGGTCAAATTGTTCGGATTAGAGGAGAGTTTCAGCAGCTTGAAATTGCCTTTACGACGATGCTGAAAAGCAAGTCAAAGGCCGACAAATTACTTGCTGAAATTGTCAAAACTGCCGCTACAACTCCTTTTTCTTTGAAAGAAGTTGCCACAGGTGCAAAACAGCTATTGGCGTATGGTTCAAGTGCTTCAACGGTTGTTTCTGAAATCAAAACTTTGGGCGACGTTGCGGCTGGCGTATCTGTTCCAATTGGCGAATTAATCTATTTGTATGGTACGCTAAGAACACAAGGCAGGGCTTATGCGGTTGACATTCGACAATTCGCAGGCCGAGGAATACCAATATACGAAGAGTTGGCAAAAGTTTTGAAAATCAATTCGAGCGAGGTTGCTAACTTCGTGGAGGCTGGCAAAGTAGGCTTCAAAGAGGTTGAACAGGCGTTCAAAAATATGACATCCAATGGCGGTATTTTTGAGGGATTGACTGAGAAAACTTCTAAGTCATTGACTGGCTTGTTGTCAAATCTTGGTGATGCCATTGACAGGGCGTTCAATAAAATAGGTGAAGGTCAAGAGGGATTACTTGCTTCGGGAATTACTACTGCCACAGGCTTAGTAGATAATTATCAGAAGGTTTTGGATATTTTAACAGTTATTATTACCACATACGGAGCTTATAAAGCGGCGGTTCTTTTGGTTAATGCAGTAAAAGCAGCCGAGGCAACACAGTACGGTGTTATTGCCGCACAAATAGATAGAGAGTCTGGAGCTTATGCAAGAGAAATCGCATTAAAAGTAAAAAGTGCAGAAGCTACAGCCGCACGAACTGCCGCTATCTCAGCGGAACTTGCTGTACAATCGGCAAGTGCAAAAACTAACTTGGACCTTCTCAGAACAGAGGTTTCATTATTGGCAGTTAAGCGAACAAATGCCATTGAGTCAGCAAAATCCGCACTTGCAGAGGTTGCGGCTTCGAGGGCTAAATTAGCAGCCGCAGAGGCTAATTTAGCAGCAAACGCCACCGCTATAAATATTAAAAAGGTAGATATTGCACAAAATGGTTTGCTAATTGCCTCTGAAAAAGCTGTAACTGCTCGAAAAGCGGCCTCGGCTGTATCTGCTGATTTTTTGGCAAAGAAATTGGCTTTAGAATCGGCTGCAAAAGCTACAAATACAATAACAACACAAGCAGGAAATGCAGCATCTGTGGCAAGCATTGCAGCCACCAATGCAACCGCAATAGCAAGTACAAGACTTACGGCTGTTCAAAGCCTACAAGTTGCAATAACAAGAAACTTAGCTGCTGTTCAAGCCGCTTGGAATGCTACTTTGCTATCTAATCCAATAGTTTTGTTTACGGTTGGATTGGTTGCCGCAGCAGGTGCAATTTACCTTTATAGCCAAAGGGCAACCGCTGCCGAACTTGCCCAAAAGGGTTTTATTGACTCAATGGACGAGTTGAATACCAAAAAGCAAGAGTTGGTTTCAAAAACGGACTCACTTGTTTCAAAAATAAGGAGTGAGACAAGTACAAAATACGACCAAATTAAGGCATATAATGAGCTACAAGGGCTTTATCCTTTTGTACTAAAAAACATGACCTTACAAGAGTTTCAGACACTAAAAACTGAGGAGGCTCAAAGGAAATTTAATAGTTCTATTGATGACTTTCAATCCAATGGACTTATTGAAAAAATAGCAGAAGCAAATGCAGAAATTAAAAAGTATGAAAAACAATTAAGTTTTTTACAAGATTCTAAAACTGGATTTGGTCAAGCAGGTCTTACTATACCTATATCAGATTTAAAAGAAAAGATTGAAAAGGCAAAAATAGAAGCAGAAAAACTGAACAAAGAACTTGAAAGAGAAAAAGAGCTTCTTTTTCAAGCCAATGCCCCCTTACAAGACCAAATAAGATTCTATGAAGAAAAAACGAATCTACTAAAAAAACAGATTGACCAACTTTTAAAAGTAATTGAATTAGAGGAAAAATCTGCCGTTGGAGGTAAAAACATGACCTCAATCTTTGCCAGAATAACACTTGAAAATCTTAATAGTCAGTTAGGGCAAACAGAAAATATTTTAAATTCAATAAACAAAAAAGGTGGCGTAAATAATGGTGGAAACTTTCAGTTTTTTACTGATTTGAAGAAAACCAATGAAGAGAATTTAAAATCACTCGGAATTAATCAGAAAGGCTCAAAAGAATGGAATAAGTACACCTCTGAAATTGCAAGGGCTGACAAGGCACTTGAAAAGTATAATACCACTTCAAAGTCAAGAAAAGGTGATGAGAAATTTGCACAGGGGAGTTTGAAAGAACTTGACCAAATAGCATCAAAAGCCAAAGAGGCACTTGAAAAAACAACAGGTTCTAATTTTAGTCAAATTCAAAAATTGAATAAAACTCGCTTTGATGCTGAACAAAAGGCGATTGAGATTAGAAAGAACCTTGAAATTAGGTCTTTCGATGAAGAGGTTGAGTACAAGCGTTCCCAATACGAGTTATATAATAAATGGGTAGTATTTCAAGGTCAAGAGGCCGCCGACAAACAATTTGCTGACCTCATTAAATCGGGAGCGACTTACAAGGCTTTCCTTGAAAATCAAATTGCCACGCTCGAGCAAAAGGTAAAAGCAGGAACGGCAACCACACAGGACAAGCAGAACTTAGTAAAGGCACAGGTTACACTCGATATTGACAACGAGGGGCTTGACAAATACAAGCAACGAATCACGGAGATAAAAGACGAGGTAGGTTCTTTGACTGAGTATTTGGCGGTATTGAAAGCCGAACAAGAAAAACTTAGTGGTGGCGACGTTGACAAAGTTAAGTTTTTGGTTGACCAAATACGTGCAGCCGAAAAAGAACGTTCACAGTTATTCAAGCAATTTGCCCTTGAAAATAATCTTAATGAGGCAAAAAGCGTAGAAATAAAGAAGTATTACGATGATTTAAGGCTCGAAAACGATAAAAAGTACATTGATAAGAAAAGTAAAGCCTATCAAGATGGTGCCAACGCTATAAACAAAGCTGAAAAAACTGAACTTTCTGAACTGGCCATTGCCGACTTAGAGAAAAATTCGGCTGTTTACAAAGAATTAACGAAGGTCGTAAGAATTGAAAATAGAAAGCAGTTATTGCTTGAAATTGACAAACATAAAAAAGCACTCAAATTGCTTGAAGCACGAGGAGCTAAAGAAACACAAATCTACAAAGAAAAGGGGCAAGAATTAAAAGACCTTGAAAGGGATTTGTTGACAGGTGACTTAGCAACTGTAAGTGAATTTGCCAGTGTTTTCGGCTCAATCGGCCAAGAGTTAGAGGGTATGAATGGTGCGTTGGGTCGAATGGGGGCAATACTTACTAATGTTAGTTCATTAGCTCCGCAAATTATGAGCCTTATGTCTGGGCTTACCACTCCCGAACAAGCTGCAATTCAAGGCATTCAATTAGTTGCTGATGTAATCTTGACAATTGCCAAAAATCGCCAACAAAATAAGAAGTTTGAAGACGAGTATTATAATTCGATAATTAGCCAACAAAACCAATACAATTTGGCTTTGAATGAGCAAATAAGGCTCAATTCGGTTAAGAATGGTAATCCTTACGTAAAAAATTACAAAGGGATAATTAGTGATGGATTAGCGGCTTTAGATGGTGCAAAGAAACTTTACGAAAGTAGTCTTGACGCACTTTTTGAGGGCAAGGCAAAAGACGGTTTTAAGAAAGTTTTGAGTTTTCAAGATGGATTGAAAGCAGCTATGGGCTTAGGGGCTGTTGGCGTAATTAGTACTTTCCTATTTGGCAGAAAGGACGAAGACGTATTTAGTCCAATTTTAAAACAGTATCCCAACCTCATCAAAACTTTGAAAGACGGCACAAGGGAATTTAATGTTGCTTTGGCCGAAACCCTTATTTCTAACAATCAAGTTGATGATAAGACGAAGGAATTGCTACAAAATACGATTGAAAATGTCAAGGCAATGGAGGAGGCTAAACAGCAGATTAGCCAAGTAATTATTGATTTAACTGGTACTTTAGGCGATGATTTACGAAACTCACTTGTGACTGCTTTTCGTGACGGAACAAGTGCTGCTGAGGCTTTTGGTGAAAGTGTTGGAAAGGTTCTTGAAAATATTATTTCTCAAACTCTTTTCTCGTCAGTTTTTGGTAATGCTTTTGATGCCCTAAAAAAAGACTTTGAAGCGTCCTATAATGTTGGCGGTGATGGCATAATCACGGATGATTTAACAAAATTTTATCAGACTTATCCTGCTTTAGTAAACGACTTTACAAAAGGGCTGGCCGATGCAAAAAAAGAGGCTGAAAAACAAGGATTGGATATTTTTAAAAGTGGAAATGGTTCAACTTCATCAAATAGCCTTACAGGAGCAATAAAAGGCATTACCGAGGAAACAGCAGGGATTTTGGCAGGGCAAATGAATGCTATTCGTGTTACGCAGGCACAAGGTTTACAGGTTGGGCGTGAGCAGTTGCTTGCTTTGTCGAACATTTCAAATAATTCTAACTACTTGCCCTATTTGCAGTCGATTGACAAAAAGCTAAGTAATGTACCGCCTGACAATTTGAGGGCTGGGGGGCTTTGATGAAAGTTTAATTTATGATTGTTAAATAATTGTAAATTAAAATCTTTTTGTATATTTGGTTTTGAATTAAAACAAACCAATTATCAAATGAAAAAACTTTTTGCCTCTATGCTTTTGCTCAGCTTTTCGTTGTGTGCATTAGCATTCCCCAAAGAACAACCAGTTTTCGAGAAAGTGAAAATCGAAAAACAAGTAAAAGCGAATTTGTCGAGTTTTGAATTTGACAAAATGGCTTCAACGCCTTTAGTTGCTTTTGCCTTTCAAGATGAAAATTTCGTTTCTTGTCAAGGGGTCTGTGAATCCTATACTGACTTTACGGTTGATGACGATGAACAATACGGCGGTTGGCCTTTTCCTCTTCCAAGTCCGCCAAAGATTCCCACCAAACCGCCAGTTAGCTATATATTAAACTTCGGAAGCGAATCAAAGGCATTTCAATATTTAGAAAATGACTTAGGCAACTTTAGGCGATTTAGATAATAGACAAAGTTTTTATACGAAAAGGGTACTTGACTAAATGTTAAGTACCCTTTTTTTGATATTAAATTACGGTTAGATTGTAATTCTATTTTAATTATCTTTGAATAAAATTAAAAATAATCAGATGGCAGAAGAAATATTAACCGAGGTTTCGGGAACGGAAGCCGACCTTCAATATAAACTTGATGGTGTCAATTTCTTAGATTTTGGCGTGTATGTGTCGGAATCCAACGGAATTATTGATGGTTTAGCAATAAAAGAGCCACAAATTACGGACTGGTTCGGTCAACATGGGCAGGTTGTTGACTTGGATAGTCCACGCTACCAAGCTCGTGAAATTGAATTAGAATGCTTCGTTTATGGCTCGAACAAACTTGATTTTTTTCAAAAAGTCCGTGCTTTTACTCAGGCATTTCAAAAGTCAGGCTTAAGAACACTTGACTTGACAATTGCGAATAAGCCGCTTCGATACATGGTTTATATGTCGGACGCTATGTCATTTTCAAAAAAGTGGAACGCTGGCGGTATGGTTGGCACTTTCTCTCTCAAACTAAAAGAACCTTCACCTATCAAAAGGCTTTTGAGATATAATTTTACAAATACCCCTTTGGACAATACTGACCTTGAAAGCACATGGAACTCAGTTTGTTACGGTGCAGGAAAGTTTGTTGCGGTAGCGAACAGTAGCACTTATGAGGTAATGACCAGTTCAAACGCTGTAATCTGGACGGCTCGCAATTCGGTATCAAACTCATGGTATGGTGTGTGCTTCGGTAATGGGCTATTCGTGGCCGTTGAAAATAGCGGTTCGGGTTCACAAGTAATGACGAGTGCAGATGGTATCACTTGGACAGGCAGTACGGCGGCAGAAGCAAATCCGTGGTATTCAGTAACTTTCGGCAACGGACTTTTCGTTGCAGTTGCAACAAGTGGTACTAATCGAGTTATGACAAGTCCAGATGGCACAACTTGGACCGCTCGTGCCGCATCTTCAACAAAACAATGGAAGTCTATTTGTTACGGCAACGGAGTATTCGTAGCCGTGGCCGATGATAATGGAGTAATGACGAGTTCGGATGGCGTGACTTGGACAAGTAGAACAAGTGCAGAAGCTAATTCGTGGCTTTCGGTGATTTATGGAGGTAGCTTATTTGTTGCGGTTTCCTATGATGGCACAAATCGAGTCATGACTTCACCCGATGGCGTCACTTGGACAAGCAGAAGTTGCCCAAGTGAAAGTTGGTCGTCTGTCACTTACGGAAAAGGTATATTTGTTGCAGTTGGCTTTTCTGGGACTGGTAGCCGAGTAATGACGAGCTCAGATGGTGTTACGTGGACAAGTCGCACGAGTGCCGCAGATAATAACTGGCGTTCAGTAACTTTTGGTGGGGGCCTTTTTGTTGCGGTTTCAAGAAATGGAGTTAATCGAGTAATGTCTTCGTCTGATGGTATCAACTGGATTGATAACTCTACGCCACTTTTTGAATTGAATTTCACAAGTCCAAACGCCTTAGATGTTTATTGGGGTGATGGAACAGTAGATAATGACGTGTTTGGTGAAGATTTGCGATTGACACATGAATACGCAGACGAGGGCGAGTACTTAGTTACAATCGCTGGAGCAATAGAAGAAATTACCAACTTTGAAACAACTGCTGAGGTATTATGGAACAAATATTGATTACAAAGCCCAACGGCGATATTGAGCCGATTTTTAGAAATGAAACCGTAACTTCTATTTCAAAAGCCGAACATAGAAAGGCTTTATTGGGCGAAGATATTGTTTATATTTCCGTAGATTCTGCCGCAAATAGGAATTTCGGCATAGGTGACAAGATTCAATTATTCGGAGGCAATACTTATCGAATCAATCAAATACCCAAGGTCGAAAAGCGTTCTGAAAGAATGTTTTCTTACGAACTTATTTTTGAGGGTTTACAGTATGATTTGATTCGTGCTTTGTACCTAAACGAAGATGTTACACAATTCAATACCTCTGGTGAATTTAATTTGACTGGCGATATTGAAATGTTCTTAAACGTGCTTATTAATAATGCAAACCGTGTATTTGGTGCTGATTCTTGGGCTTTGGGTGCATTTCCGACAGGAACAGAAACAAAAAATCTGCTTTTCAATAATGAAAACTCTTTGGCCGTTCTTCAAAGAATTTGCACGGAATATGATTATCAATTTGTAATTACTGAGGTATTAGGTCAAAAAGTATTGAACGTTCAAAAACTTGGTGCTGACCTTGCTTTTTTGTTTCAATACGGCAAAGGCAAAGGATTATATAATCTACAACGCACAAAAGTTGATTCAAAAGGCATAGTAAACCGTCTTTATGTGTATGGCTCACAAAAAAACATTCCTTCTAATTACAAAAACTATGCTGATAGGTTGCGACTCGGATTATCTGGCGAACAATCAGTATTAGAAGACACTGAGTCAATAGCCGCTTTTGGGCTGTTTGAAGGCATTTTTATTGACGAAAACGTTTATCCGCATCGAACTGGCACCGTTTCAGCAATCAATACAGGCAACCGTTTGGAGTTTACAGATAGTTCGATGGATTTCAATTTGAATGATTATCTTGTTTCGGGAAATTCTGCCAAAATTCACTTCAATTCTGGCAACTTGGCAGGTTATGAACTTGAAATAACGAAGTATAATGATTCAACAAAGACCTTTACAATTAAGGCTTTTAAAGACCCAAAAGGACTTGATTTTCCTTCCACAACCGAATCTGCTTTTTTTATTCAGACAGGCGACGAGTATGTGATTATTGATATAATCATGCCCGAAACGTACATTAATACTGCCGAGGCTTTGCTACTCGAAAAAGGTCAAGCGTATTTGAATGCGAACAAAGTTCCTACGGTTCAATATACACTTGAATTAGATTACAGGTACTTAAAAAACAATTCAGTTGGATTGAATATTTTTGAAGTTGGCGATACAGTTATGCTCAAAGATTTTGACTTGTCAATAGATAGCAGAATCAAAATTATTGCTTTTACGAGGGATATTTTAAATCCTTATCACTATAACTTAACTATTGCTGATTTGCCCGAAACTGGTGCAATACGCCGTTTGGTTTCGGATAGTAACTACCTCAAAACTCTGGCAAAGCTCAACGATTTGGCCAACATCGCAAAGGCAAAACAGAATTACAAAAGTGATAGTGAGATTTTCACAAGCATTGATTACGCCCTTTCGGGAGTTTGGGCATTGATAGCCAACGCATTAGAAGAAAAAGGATATATAGGTAGCACGAATAACTTTGATATAGGAATCAAGCGAAATGATATTGAAAAGGTAACAATAAAGGACACCGAGGTTGAATTTGCCGACCAAATAAAAGCCAATAATCCAGCCACTTCAACCGCCGCCGTTAAAATTTTGGTTGATGAGGGGGGCGTGCATAAGACCCGAACCGCTTCTGAAATACTGGCCGATATTGGGGCAGGTTCTGGCGGTGGAGGTGGGGTTTTTGGCGGTGGAATAAAAGGCGACAATGTAACGACTGCCTCAAAGGTGAATGAGACACTTTCAGGGCTTAGGAATGTTGGTGGGAAAATAATTGGGGCTTTTGATACATTGCTTTTGGCAGGGCAGACAGACGAGTCAGAAAATGGTATTTATAAGGTTGGCTTAACTTGGACGGCTCGTACGGCGGCAGAAGCAAATCCGTGGCTTTCAGTTGCATACGGAAATGGCGTATTTGTTGCAGTAACTTACTACGGAACAAATCAGGTAATGACATCGCCCGATGGAATTACTTGGACTGGCCAGACGGCAGCAAATACAAACGGATGGTATTCGGTAACTTTTGGTAATGGGCTTTTCGTGGCTATTTCTTATAATGGTACGAATCAAGTCATGACTTCACCCGATGGCATCACATGGACTGCAAGAACAGCAGTTGAAACAAATGAATGGATTTCGGTATGTTACGGCAATGGACTGTTCGTGGCCGTTGGCTTTCAAGGTACTTATCAAGTAATGACTTCACCTGATGGTGTGACTTGGACTGGCCAGACGGCTGCGAGTAGTAATGGTTGGTGGAGCGTCTGTTTTGGAAATGGACTATTTGTGGCAACTGCAATATCTGGGACTGACCGAGTAATGACCTCGCCTGATGGAATTACTTGGACAACAAGAACTCCTACTACTGACATTGCCTGGGTTTCAGTCGCATATGGAAAAGGTCTTTTTGTGGCGGTGGCATCCTTTGGAACTGGCGATAAGATTATGACCTCGCCCGATGGTGTGACTTGGACTGGCCGAACAACAACAAGTGCTGGAATAATGAGTGTTGCGTATGGAAATGGTGTATTTGTTACCGTTGAAAATTATGATTCAAGGGCTTATTCGTTTGACGGCATAAATTGGCTTAATGGACTTGGAATTGAAGGCAACCAATGGCGAGGTCTTTGTTATGGTAACGGCTTATTTGTTGCGACTGCAATTGATGGTACGAACCGAGTAGCCACGCTTGACGGTGGATGGTCTCGTCCGATTTCTTATAATGATGATGAAGAAATTAGAAGAAAATATCATTTAGTCGAACATGGCACTTTTAAAAACAAAAAAATTGTAAACACAAATGAATCTCCAATTACCGTAGGCACAACCGCAATAACTTACGAAGACTATCAAGACATTGAAGGATGGAATTTGGCCGCTGGATTAGTTGATGAGAACGGAAACTTGATAGTTAAGACACTGACTACTGCGGAAAAGAACGCCTATGTCTCACCTACAATAGGGATGATTATCCTTGATACTACGCTTTCAAAACTGTGTTTTTACACAGGTTCGGCTTGGCAAACAATAACTTCGAGCTGATTAGATAAATAATTAATTTACGTTTATAATGTAAACGTAAATTAATTATTTATTTTTGTTAAAAAAAGCGAAGCATGAAACGAATAATTGTCATATTATTAACCATACTTTCATTCAATAGTATTGCCCAAAAAGCCTTAACTGTTGATTCGACAGGGAATGTATTTGTCTTGTTTGTTCGTGACGACTCCGTGGCCGTTATATATCAAGGCAAAAATTCGGCTTTCACGACCGATGGCTTGTTTGCAAAAGATTTCTCAGCCTTTGATTTAAAACTGAAAGGATTTCTAAGATACGATGGTCTAAAGAAAAGTATTGAAGAGGCAAAGAATGATATTTGCAGAAATGATGACAAAGACACTACTATTATAATTGACCCACCCACTGATTTAGAAACTATTGCTTTTCCAAATCCAAAAAACTACTTCAATGCTCGCTATATAATTGAGCCAACGGATTGGGGAAAAGTTTCTGCAAAAAAATCAAATATTGACAATATGCAGGGCTTCGACTTTGCACCCATCGAAGCAAATCAAGGAGAAAGTATCTACAAATATTATGAGTGGAATCAAGGCTATGTTTCAATAAAAGGCCGTGACATTTGGCAAGATGGAAACAAAACCTACTTCATTAAGCCGAAAGGTTACAAGACCGATTTGTCAACTAATTTAATGGATTTTGATGTCAAGTTCCCAGACTTCACCTTGCCATTTGGCAAAATAGTTGTCATGCAACCCACACCTAAGCGTGAAATAGGTATTTACAATTACCTCAAGAAAGGCGTAAGTTATGTAAAAGACAGGAACGACGATAAAGGATATGTATTCGTTTCAGATGGATGGCTAATTGATTTGGGATGTCCTTACGCTTATGACGACCGACCAGATGCAAAAGGAATTTTCGACAGATGGTGCGAGGAGGTTGATTCGGATAAATTACTACAATCATTTATCCAAAACGTGTATTATCCTAACCGTTATAAAGGTTACGTCATGTTGAATTGGGAACACGTTGGCCACCGTTGGAATGTGCGAAAGGATAAGATTATTAGATGCCTTGAATATTGGTCAACCCACGAACATACCGCAAAAATGGCACTATGGACGGTTTCTGGAATCGGTATGGGTCGCCCAAAATTTCAAGGACTTGGTATTGATTTTACATCACTTTTAGAATTTCAAGGAAGTATTGAAGAGTTTCAGCAAAAATACAACGACTATGTGAGTGTTGATTTTAGCTATGCAAGGTATGTTGAAATAGGTCATATTGGAGGTTACATGAATTATCCGATTGATTATGGCATTATTCATCATTACTTAACTGAATTGATGCTCCATTGGAAATTTAATAAGGGCAAACAACTTTTATGGACCTTCTGGTTTGACCAAGAGCCAATTAATAATTTCAATCTTGAACGTGTAAAAGTTGAGAGTCGAGATGGGGTATATTTTGCACAAGTTAAGCCAAAAATATTTCCGAGCGTGGCGTTTAATGTTGGGGTTTGGTCTATTGTTGGTGGAGGTTTGGACATTTGGTCTGACCCCAATTATTGGACAGACGACAAACGTTTTTGGGGATGGGGTGCTAACGATATAAATGGAAAAGAGCTTCCAAGCAAACATGATGAAGTAGGGGCAAAATATCCTTCTCAACCCATGAAACCTGTTGATTGGATAATGTCGGGAGTTTACTCAATGAGCGTGAACAAAGACATTATTGAAGCCCCTTCGGACTGGAAATTTATCACACTTCCAACAAAATCTTTTCACGATAAGTCAGTGATGATAGCCTACAAAATCAAAGGCAATGAGGCTTTAATTTTAGCCTTAGACGGCTTCGGAAAGATTGACAGCGAAACTACTCACTCAATCACAATTCAAGGCAAGAGTTACGAAATAAAAACATTTGGAAGGTTTACGAGTGTAATTAGACTGAAATTATAATGGCATCAAGAAACCTAAAAGACCTAAACAATATTCTCGTTGCTGCTTGGGAAAAGGCAGAAATCGAGTTTGAAAATAAAAAAAGTAACAAGGTAAATGTAGTAATTACCTGTACCTACCGAAGCATTGAAGAGCAAAATCAACTTTACGAAATTGGCAGAACTGTAAAAGGTAAAAAAGTAACAAATGCCAAAGGCGGTCAAAGTATGCACAACAACTACCCATCCTTAGCTTTTGATATAGCCTTTTTTAGTCTTGATAAGAAATTGGACTGGTCAGAGGAAAACTTTCACGAGTTTGCCGAAATAATTAAAGTGATTGAACCACGCATCGAATGGGGTGGTGACTGGAAGAAATTTAAAGATTTACCACATTTTGAACTAAAAAAATAATGGGATTAAAACTAAAAATACAAATCGGAATCATCATCGCTTTACTGTTGGGGTTTTGGTATGCCTCAAAAAACTACACAGTTGTAAAGGCAAAGGTCATTGAAGATTACGAGGCTACCGCAAAGAAAGATAGTGTATCAGTTGTCGCACTTTCAAAAGAACTTGAAAAAAGGGATAGTATTATTTTCGACTTACAGCAAAGCGTTGACATCAATTCAAAAAATGTTGGTGATTTTCAGACTGTTATCAAAGGATTGAAAAACGAATTGAAAGCCTGTAAGGAAAACGATAATTCATGTTGTGCTGAACTAAAGCACCTTGAAGAGACTGAAAATATCAGATATTTTGTCAAAAAGCCGCTTTCAAAATGGTTTGAAGAAGTAAAAAAAAAACCATTATACATTAAAAAATGAACCAAATTTCACGGATGCTCGCAAATTTTATACATCGTTTTGATGAATACTACGATTCAATCAAAGCTGTTTTGATAGTTGTTTTGGGTCTTGCTCCCTCAATTGCTTCATTTCTTGTAAAATATAATCTCAATATAGATAACTTCTATTTTGGCATTGCTGGGCAGGGTGTTGTCTGGTTTTATAGATGGTCGCAAGGCGAATTAAGAGAAAAGAAGAGACCTAAAGGAATAATAGTTGTGATTGGTCATTTGGTAGTGGCTGGTTTCTTGTCAATGCTTTTAACCGAGTATATTCTACACACACAGCTAAAAGAACTTTCGCTTACAACCGTTCTTGTTGCTGTCGGAATTGGGGCATTTTATGAGTTATTAATTAAGAGAATTACGAATGCAGTTGGTGTGCTTTTGAATACAAGTGAAGATAAATCAGACAAAGAAAAATGAACTGTGGATGCGGAAACAATATAATCACAATGATTCAAGGAAGCCAAAAAAGCATCCTTTTTCAGTTTCCGAATGCAATAGACGTTTCGCTCTATCAATTTTCCTTTGAGGTCAGAACTAAGTTAATGTACACCAGTGTACTAAAGTTCTCGACAGAGGATGGAAATATGCAAATTTCGGGTCAAAATGTTTTGTTATTTATTCCTGCCTCATACACAAGGGATTTATGCGGCGAATACGAGGCACGATTAGGATACTACATCGAACCCGATGATTTGACATTATTACCTGTAATTGATTTGATTATTGAACCTGCCATTTTGGTTCAAAACGATGCACCGAACGGAGACTCTATTTTTGACATTATTGCTGCACAGGTTGTTGAGATTGTTATTAATGTGCCTCCTGTTATTACGATTTCGATTGAAGATTTTGGATTAATTATAGGGCCTGGCAAGTCAGCTTACCAAATCGCCGTTGATTACGGATTTGTTGGCACAGAACAGGACTGGCTTTTATCCTTAACTGGCCCCAAAGGCGACGATGGAAATGATGGGAATGATGGAGATATAGGCATTGACGGAAAATCTGCCCTTGAACTATATCGTATAGAAAAAGGACTGCCGACTGCCACGCTTGATGAAATGATGCAATTCTATTCAGGTAGAAAAACAATTATAATCGTAAATAGGCAAGATGGCAATACAATTACTCACGGACTTGGTGGTCGTATAATTGCACGCTTTTTTGACGAAAACTACGAGATTGACGAAAGGGTTTATACAGTTTACGATACTGATAATACCGTAACTTTTAGGACTCGAATCTTAGAAGATATTCTTGGAATTACTTTTAACGGTTTCTTACTATGCGAAAGAATTTAATTTTATTGTTTTTTTTAGCTTCAATTGCCTCTTTCGGGCAAGATATTGGCATTGTTGATGCAGATACCGCAAAAGTTCCGAAAGCTGGATTGACGAGAATTAGTACAATGTTTGGCAAGTTGTTTTTCAGAAAAGCAACAGGCCCCAAATATGAAATTGTAAGTACAAATAATACTTACAACAATCCTTCATTCATTGCCTCTATTGCTTTGCCGAAGGTTACAGGGCTTCAAGACAGTTTGAGCAATACTGTTAAGAAGATTGCAGGAAAGGGATTAAGCACTTACGATTTTTCAACCGTATATAAGAATGATGTGGATGCTAACACCTTAGTTCGACATTCACATATAAACAAGGCATTGTTGGATACCTACACACAAACCGAATTAGACCTTGCAGATGCAGTTTTGAAAAAACACACTCACGCAAATCAAGCTATTTTGGACTCCACAACGGCAAGTTTTTTGAGTGGAGACCGTACAAAGTTAGACGGAATAGAGGCAGGAGCGACAGCAAACAGTTCAGATGCTTATTTACTTTCAAGGTCAAATCACACAGGTACGCAATCGGTGGCAACAATTACAGGACTTGCAACAGTCGCCACGAATGGTTTATTTTCCGATTTATTGAGCAAACCTACAACTATTGCAGGCTACGGAATTACTGATTACAATAGTCTTTTCGATACAAGACTTGCTACAAAATCAACCTCCGATATTGCCGAGGGGTCAAATTTATATTGGACAATAACCAGGGGCGATGCTCGCTATCCTCAACTATCTGGTTCTTATTCAAATCCAACTTGGATAACTTCATTAGAAAATGCAAAAATTACAGGACTTGGTAGTTTGGCATTACTCAATTCGGTTTCTCTTACAAGTAATGTGACAGGATTATTGCCAGATGTTAATATAAGTAGTGCTTCGGTTTGGTCTGCAAAGCAAAACGCTTTGAGTGGTACAGGATTTGTTAAGATTGTCGGCTCAACAATAAGTTATGACAATAGTACTTATCTAACAACTACCTCTGCAAGTTCTACGTACGCCCCTATAAATAGCCCTACATTTACAGGAACAGTAAGCGGAATTACAAAAAGTATGGTAGGTCTTGGAAACGTAGATAACACAAGCGACTTAAATAAGCCTATCAGCACAGCGACACAAACAGCTTTGAATACTAAACAAGAGACGTTGATAGCAGGGCAAGGCATACAACTTTCGGGGGCAACAATAAGTTCAGTCATTACGAGCGATACTGTAACAGCCCCTGCAAGTGGAGCTTATCGAATTGCCTTAACTTCGGATAGTTTACTTAGAGTTGTCAATTCGGCAGGCAAAGTTTATGCCCTTGAAAATAGACAGCAACCGTGGGCGTTAAAACCTGTTGTGATTGATTCAACTTTAAGCTCTTACACTATTGTAGATAGTAGGAGTTTGAATTTTGTTTTGGCTTCAACAGAAAACTTTTCAACGGCTTATTTGGGTAAATACAATATTTATACCTCAAATTTATTCTATTATTTGCCGAAGTTTATTGCTAATTACACTATCGGGCTAAACCTGCCAAACCCCACACTTTCGGGTTCTGCAGGTCTTGTAATTAGTGTAATGATGAACAAGAAATGTACGATTAATTTCAACTATCCTATTTATTATACGTTGAGAAATGGTACAGGCACATTGACAGTAGATACCGACTACGGTCTTTCACAAATGAACCCTACATTACAAGCCATCCCTTCTACAAATTTCAAGGCAACCTGGTTCATAAGCCATGACTCGACAATTTATCAATTTTACGTTCAAAACAATAAATGGTACATACGATGAAAAAAACAATCACATTTTTACTGATATTAGGCACATTGACAAGTATTTTGGTGGTGACTTATTCGCAACAGCCGAAATATTACGATGGCAACGGAAATTTACTCACTTTACCAAAAGTAGTTTCTATTGATTCAAGTTACATCAAATCTTTACCTAAAAGAGTAACTTTGACTAATCTAACAAAATCAGATTTGAGAGTTTTCAAAAACTTAATGCTCCAAAGGGTTCAAGAAAGCGATAAGCCCTATGATGACACTACAAAGGCAACTTTTGATAAAATCATACTGGACTTGAACACTAAAAATGATACTATTACGACGTTCAAGATTCAAAACTTGCCGACATACTATTTTCAACAGTATGCCCAAAATGCAACAGAATCTTACAAAAGGTTTGTAGATAGCAGGAAAGAAGTTCGACAATTCTTGCGAATCGCTGCGAACGTTCAAAAAATAGATACAGCATTTTACTTGCTATCTACCTTTTCAGGGCAATTAGACAAAACAATTTTGAAAAAAGACATCAAAAACAGACCATGAAAAAATCATTCTTATTTCTCACATTACTCATTTCATTAATGAGTTTTTTAACTATTCCAGTACGTAATGTTTCGGCATCAACCACCATTACAAGTGCTGACGATGGCGGTGTAGTTACCAATACTGGCGGAGCAGTTACGTTTACTTTGGGAACAGTATCAAGCGGCTTTTCTTGTACAATCAATAATCAAGGAACAGGAGACATTACCCTTAGTACAGCAGTAACGGTGCATAATGGCAAAACAGTTACAACCATTGGCCGCCACTCAACCGAAATAACATCAAACGGAGTTGGGAATAAGTTACGAATCTATTACGACGGAACAAGTTTCCGTTCATTCTAAAACCAATATGTCTGCATCTATTGAAATATTAATGATTCAAGGCAGCCAAAAGAGCATCTTGTTTCAATTCCCGAACTCAATTAATGTTTCGGATTATAACTTTATTTTTCAAGCAAAATCGAAGTTGTCTGGGGTTCAGGCATTTTCGTTTTCGTCGATAGAAAATAAACTTATCAAATCGGGCCAGAATGTACTTTTGTTTATTCCTGCATCAGCAACAAGGGAATTGTCGGGTGAGTTTGAGGCACAAATTGGATTTTTCATTGAACCTGACGACTTAACGATTTTACCAAAATTTGATTTAATTATTGAGTCAGCAATTATTTCACAAGAGGAGGCACCAAATGGTGACTCTGTTTTCGATGAAATTGCAGCACAGAACATAATTATCAATGTTGATGCTCCGACTCCCTTAACTTTTTCAATTCAAGGCGTTGGAATTGTTTTCGGTCAATTAACTTTGCCGAATACACAAACAGCGTCATATACTTTTCAAACTTCTGACTCAGGAAAAATAATTGTCGTAGATTCTGCCTCGCAAACTACTTTGACTATTTCTGATGAAGTGAACTTTGAAATAGGTAGTAAAATTATAGTCATGCAAAAGGGTCTTGGTCAAGTAAACTTTTCAGCATCAGTTAGTATTACTATACTCAACAAGACTGGTACAGAAAAAGCCACTTCCTCTCAAAATGCCATAGCAACACTATTGAAAATTTCAGAAACGAATTGGATTCTATTTGGCGACCTTTTGAGCGTATAAATAAGGTATTTTTGAGTGAAAAATAATCATGTATTGCATATTGTATTGCAAGTGGGTGTCTACCAACTTGATTTTCTAATAACAATAGCTTGTAATTATCTGATTATCAATAACATATAAAATAAATTTACAGACAAAATAAATGAAAGCACTTGATACACAGTCAGGTAATGCCGTTTTAATGTAGTTGAATTTATTTGAATATGGTGATATAAATAGCCTTATTTTGCTGTTTTTGTCTGAACTATTACAATATTTTTCAATGTAATTGAATTGATTAGTATTTCTGTATTGCAGATTGTATTGCAACTGCTTTCAATCTGCAATACAGAACTAAAATAATGCTTTCAAATATTCATTAACCTGTTCCTCCTCGAATCCTGCTAAATATGATTGTGTTGTTCCAATATTCTTATGTCCAAGCGATTGAGAAATAAAAAGAATTGAGGCATTGCTCCGAGCCAGTATTGTTGCAAAGGAGTGACGAGCTACATAGGTATCCAACTGAACAGTAATACCCAACTTCTCGGCTATTTGATTCATGTAGATATTTGTCCGTTGAATAGTCCTGGCAATTGCTTTCTTTGTGTCTTTCTCTCCAACTACATTATTCAAAAACGGAAAAACATAACCATCTGGCATTCGTTCTTTGTTTCCTATTTTTTCAATAATTGTTTCGAGAATAGGGAAGAGGACAGTAGTAATTTTTCTGTTTTGCCCCTTTGTTGTTCGGATTGTTTTTGCTCGAACAAATTCAATCTTCTTTTCTTCAAAGTTGATGTTTTCCCATTTTAGCCTGCAAATGTCGCCAAAATTCATGCCGTTCGATAGATAGCTGAAAATCCATAGGAATTTAGACACCTCCTCGGTTGTTCCCTCCTCAACCTGATAAGACATTATTTTTTCAATGTCAGCTTTCTTTAGGGCCTTCTTTACACCTTCGCCTTTTGGTATAGTGTAGCTATTCTTGCCAAAAGGGTAATTTTCAGTTGATACAATTTTTTGTTTGATTGCGATATTGTACACGGTTTTCAAAGTTCGCAAATAAATGCCTATTGTAGTTTCGGAAGCTGGGGCCTTGAATTCTGGCTTTTTGTAGTGTACACGCCCAAATTTGAGCATATAAGATTCATATTGTTGTAGAAAATGTTCAGTAATTGCCAAAAAAGGCAATTGCGTGTCTTTTTCAGTTGGAGGCAGTGATAACAGGATTCTGGCTTTTTTGCTCAATGAGTCTAAAAACCTCAACAATGAATGTGCTGTGTCTTTGTGCAGATTGGCTGTTCCGATTCTTTCTTCATTTGTCAATTCCTCATACCTCATCATTAGAACTTGAATAGCATCATCGACCAAAGAACTTTTGTTTTCTTGCTGGGGGAGTGAATTTTCATCATAGTAATACAGGAACTTTTCAAGGTTAAATTTATCACCTAATTCATTAATAAGTTTTTTTGCTCGAACGAAGTCCGATTTTTCGCCATACAAAAATTCGTAAGATTTTATTATGTAGTCATTTTTTACTTTTTGAGAAAGACCGTTTTCATCGACCGACCTTTGGAGCTTGTCAAAATCTATTTTGGACATTTTTAGTCCAGTTGTCCTGAGTGGCTGTTTTCTTTCGTAGGTTATGCACAATTTGACCACGCCAAAGCCTTTTTCTTGACCTCTCTTATCGAAAAAAAGCGTAATGGTTGGTTGACTCATTGAAATAGTGATAGTTGAAATTGGAGGGCGTTACGACCGTATTTTTTTGAGTAGATATGCTGGTTCAAGTCGTGGTTGAGGTGGCACTTTTGGCACAAGGCCGCTAAGTTCGAGAAACGATTATTGTTTATATCTCTATCAATGTGAGCCGTGGCCAGCACTACCTTTGAACCAGTTTTAGGGTGTGGCTTGTAGTTTTCTGCTCCGCAAAACTCACACAGATTGTTGGCCCGTTTGAAACGTATTAGTTTGGATATTAGCCGCCATTTTGGGTGATACTTTGTAGGGGCCTCTAATCTCACCAGTTCTTGCCCCTCTTTTTTTGACGTTGACAGCCTTTTTCTCATAAGTATCAATTTTGTTGAGTTTGATATATCTACTTATCTTTTCTGTTGTGTCTTGTATTTGCTTCTCAGATGGACTGCCAGTCAATTCAACAAAAATTTCTTTGTCATACATTTTCCCTTTTCCAGTGAGCAAGTAGTGTGCAGAAACTCCGTATTTTTCAACAAGTATTTGAAGCCACTCAATTTGTATTTTCAGCGAGTTGGTCGGCTTCAATGATGCCCTGAAATTTCCTTGATTGATATTGTTTTCAATACAAAAACTATAAATACTCAATATTTTGCCCGATTCCTCCATGTGTTTCAACAAGTCAGATAATATTTCTGGGGTGTCTTTGTTTGATTCTGATTGCATAATTTTTTCTTTATTGTTTTTTGTCAAAGATTCAATCATAAGTATTCTTATAGTGCTTCTTCCACCAATCGTCTTTCTCGTTTTTCTTGCGGAAGAAATCAATGATTGATTTGATTATTACTATTAGTAGGTGTCTGTTGGGGTTCATATACTATCTTATATTTTGATGAAATTGAAGAGCCAACAATCAATAATATACTTGCCAAAAAGAATGCTGACAACATGATTATTAGATTTTGTTGCATATTCAACTTTTGGATATTAACAACATCTCTATAATCAGAAACTGGCACTGATACGTCCATTGATAGGCTTGCAAAAAGCCCAATTACAGAGCCTACGAGCAACATATAGCCAAATTGGCTCATTGTCTCATTTTCTTTGGAGTTGCCTTGGATATAGACTACGCTTTCACTTTTAGGCTTAACTTCTGATTTATCACTTTCAACAGTATTCAAAAAATCGGTTAAACTCATATTTTTTGGTTTTCCAGCGTATAGGTTGTTTTCCATCTATTTGAAATATTATTTTAATGAAGCAAGATATTCTCAGTAACCTTTTTTATATCTGTAATTTGAATTTTTAATTGATAATCGGTTGACTTTCCATTAATAAGAAAAGGTACTCTTACGGTTATGAATTTACCTATACTTAAATTATTTTTGAAAAAGCAATCAGCCATCCATCCAGCGTTTTGAATAAATCTCAAATTTTTCCCAGAAACCATCACTCCTTTTTTGAATGCGTGAGGCGGTATTCTAACTGTTAATTGCTCTTTATTTATATCAATTCCTTTCATTTCTCCATCATGAATCCTAAATGCTTCTCCATCAATTATCAATGATGCCCTGTTCCAATCAATTTCAATATTATCATCTGTTAGATTTTCAATTTTATAGCCTATTGAGTAGCATCCATTTTGACCAGTCATTGAAAAGTCAATAAATTTGTCCCTTATTTTGCCTATTGGAGGTTCTGTTATTTTTAAAACATAGTTATAGCTCGTCATACATGAGCTTAAAGAAATAGAAATTAGTAATAGTAATAGATTTTTTTTCATGTGTGATATTGTTAAAAAGTCCTTTTGATTACTTTGAAAATCTGATAAACATCATTCAAGGAAAGCGGAAAGTCACAATACTCAGGACTACTATTCCTCGAATGACATACTATTGTAGCCTTTTCTTTATCAAAAGCCACAATATCCTTGAATAAAATATTTTTGTTGGTTAAAATTATCCAACCGTGTTGCGATTCGTGGAAGCCACTCATCCAAAGAGATTTTTGCAACTCCCTACCTAATACTATTGCTTTGTCGGGTGTATCGTCAATCTTGCCTCCATTCATACTATCGCCACTAATACGAAAGCCTAAATAATTACCCTTGCCTATCTTATCGACCGCAAAAGTCACTTTCTCAAATTCATCAAAAAAACCTGCTTCGTTGTGGTCGTCTAAGTATTTGGCATAAGCCTCAAATGGTAGTATTGGCACTTCTATTATATTTTGTCCGTTGATGGTTTCTGTGAATTTGTTGCCATTTTTCATTTGGTTAGTTTTTAGTTTCTTTAGCCATTGTTCATTTACCCTGTCAGCAATCTGAGCTGTCATAACTGGAGGAACGCTCATTCCGATTAAATAACAAGATTTATTCTTTTTGAAATTATAGTCTTGCGGATAAGTTCCAACGCAGCAAATGCCATTATCATTTAACCATTTTTTATCCCAAGCTGGCATTGGAGAAGCTTTCTGCATATATCCAGCGGTTATGGTAGGATGAACCTGGGATAATAAAACCCATGAAGATTGTAAATATTTAAACTCTTCACCTCTATATTTCCTATCCCAATCTTCACCGTAGCAGTTTATTATTTCCTTGCCTAATTTATCTTTTAAAATATTAGCAGTTATTTCTGGCTCATCAAAATCTAAATCTAACTTAGGCTCATTCTTAAATAAATCAGCAAATTCACCATTGTATAAATCCTTTCTAATAGCATAAAAAAATACTCTCTCCCTTTTCTGTGGGACTCCCATTTTTGAAGCGTCTAACAGTTTATAACTCGCATAATATCCAGCCTCATTAAAAGCGGTGAGAATCTTATCTACATATTTAACAGCGACACCTTGTAATAACCCTTTAACGTTTTCTGCGATTATTACCTTTGGTTGTAGCTTTTTTCCTAGATCAATGAAGTCAAAAAATAGAGTATCTAAAACTTGGTTTTCTTGACCTTCTCTGAATTTCTTAGACTTCCCCCAATCCTTTTCACGATTTCCAGCCATTGAGAAACTAGAACAAGGGGGTGAACCGTCCAATATATCCAACTCATAAAGTTCATCTGGTAAGTCATCCCTATTTTTGAAAGTAGTTATTGATTCAAGAAAGCTGTATTTAGGGTTATGATTAGCAATATAAACGTCCATCATTTTAGCTCTGATTCAACTTGAATGGTTGCAAAGATGGTTTGTTTACACCTACGAGTTCAAACAAGACGACACCTGCCGAGACGTTCCAGAGCTTGCTGGAAAAACAATGATCGAAGTTTACGAGATA